TCTTACTGCAGCAACTGCTGGTGTAGGTTCTAATCTTCTTGCTGGTGGCGGTGGTTCAACCGCACAGTATCTGCAAGTTGCTAACGCTGTCGCCACATATCAAACAAAATCTGTCGAACGCGCAGCATTAGCGAATACAAACTCTTATATTGCGTCACAAGCAAACCGTATTACACTCGTCAATACAAACTTGACGGGAACTAACACTGCCCTTCGCACACTTATCAGCGATCGACTGCAAGTTGCTAATGCGGCGTCTATCTATCAAACAAAGTCTATTGAACGTGCAGCTCTTGCTAATACCAATTCATCTATTGCTACACAAACAAGTCGTATCACGTTAGTCAATACCAATCTAACAGGCACTAATACAGCACTTCGCACACTCATTAGTGATAGACTACAGGTAGCCAACGCTGCTTCTATCTATCAAACAAAAGCTGTTGAACGTGCAGCATTAGCCAACACAAACTCTTATATCGCAACACAAGCTTCCCGTATTACGTTAGTCAATACGAACTTGACAGGAACCAACACAGCTATCCGTGGATTGTTCTCTTCGTATCTTACAACGGCTACGGCTTCTTCTACATATCAAACTCAAGCTGGTATGTCATCTTATCTTACTACTTCTGCAGCATCATCAACATACGCAGCATTATCCGGTGCTACTTTTAGTGGAGATGTTAGAACTTATCGCACAGCAAGCACAACTACAGGCGTTTATTACTTTAGCCAGTCTGGTGACAAATATCTATATTACGATGGTACTTATTTTACACTAAATGGTGGTTACGTTTATAACGCAAGCTCATTTAGAGCACCGATCTTTTATGATAGTGATAACACTGGTTATTATGTTGATCCAGCAAGTACATCATCAATAAGAAAAACAAATCTTACTTGCTCTGGCTCTGGTTGGGATGATGGTCTAAACATCTATAGTTCTGCTGGAACAAATAGATGGAATTTCCTAACGGATAGTGGTGCATCTAATGCAATGAGAATTGCATACAATAACTCTGAAGCAATCAACATCAATACTGGCATTTACACAACAATATATGGATCAACAAGATCGCCAATTTTTTATGATTCTGATAACACTGGTTATTATTCGAATCCTGACAGTGATTCTTATATAAACTCTATACGATCAGTCAGCGGATTTAGAGTAGCTAGTGCCTCTACTGATCTTGTTAATTCGGCACCATGGTATGGTCTAGGTCAAAGCAATGTTGTTGGTTATAATAGTCCTAATGTTATGGTTCAACTAGCTGGTTATTATGGATTAAGATTTAGAAGTTCTGGAACTATTTTAGATCTTGGTGGTTCAAATTTTGGTGACGGTTGGGCGTTTTTACAAGGCGGTTTTGCTACTAATAGTCAAGCTCGTGCAACTATTTTTTACGATTATAGCGATACTGGTTATTATGTTGATCCAAATAGTTCGTCTAAGCTTATATCTTTAGGTATTGGTGGTGGCACATCTAATCCTACTTCGTTGTATATTAAATCTTATTCTGGCGCTTCTGATGGCACAAACCAGATTCACAAATATTATGGCACTTCAGCGTCTCCATCAGAATCTTCAGATTGGCCAACGCCGATATTGGCGCTTCGCACTTTCCAAGATTTTTCACTAGATACTTTCCTATCGTTTGGTCTTTCGAACGACGCAATCTATAAGACTGATGATACTGTTTGGAACTTTAGATTAAGAGGTATCACTAACCGCACTACATCAGATAGCAATACACATTTAGATATTGGTGGTCCAGGCGTTCTTTATTTTAGAAATGGTTATACAGAGCAAGTTGGTGGTTCACTTAGAGCGCCAATTTTCTACGATTCAAACGATACTGGTTACTATTGTGATCCAAATAGCTATTCGTCGATGAATCAGTTACGCTTATGGGGTAACGAGTTTTGGATTCGTGGTGGATCTCCAACTATCCATTTCCAAGACACAGACCAATATAGTGCGGCGCTTCACAACAACAGTAATCTTTTCTATGTTCTTCGTGGTGGTGTAGACGATACTAGCTGGTCAACAGTTGGTTCTGGTTGGTGGCCATGTTATTGGAACCTGACAAATAACGATTGCACTATGGGTGGCAATCTATCAACGGCTTACAATGTTATCGCATATGCATCTGATAGACGTCTAAAAGAAAACATTGCTGAAATTCCTAATGCGCTCGACAAGATCAAACAAATTCGTGGTGTCACGTTTGATTGGAATGATGAAGCTGAAGTGCTTGGATTTACGCCAGAAACTAAGTATAATGATCTTGGTGTTATCGCTCAAGAAATTCAAGCTGTGTTGCCGCAAGCTGTAAAACCAGCTCCGTTTGACCAATGGTTTCCAGATCCTTCGGGAGACTATGAACAAGAATACTTAGATCAGATGATGGGAACTTCTAGATCTGGTGAAAACTATCTTACAGTTCAACTAGATAAGATTGTTCCACTTCTTATCGAAGGTATCAAAGAGCAGCAGAATCAGATTGAAGAACTTAGAGAGCAGATTGAACTACTAAAAGAGGTAAAGTAATGGCTATCACATATACATGGAAAGTAAACAGTATGAAGGTAAGAGACGGCGACAATCTTCAGAACGTCGTTGTTCAAACCTATTGGGAAAAAACTGGCACAGACGCTCAGGGTCACACAGGAACATTCAGTGGAGCAACTCCATTTGATCTTGCTACTGTGAATCCAAACAACTTTGTGCCTTTTGATCAGCTGACACAAGAAACTGTTCTTGGTTGGATTCAGTCTGTCGTTGTTGGTTCGTATGAAGAACACGTAAACGAACAGATCGAAAAGCAAATAAATAACACGAAGTCGCCTATCACAGAAGCTACACTTCCTTGGGCTACTGCTAACACCTAATCATGGAGAATAGTATGAACAACCTGAATTTTGAATTGACTGTTGAAGAAGCTAACCTCGTTATTGCTGCGCTTGCTAAGATGCCTTTTGAAGCAGTTGCTAATCTTATTCCTAAGATGCAGCAGCAAGCTCAGGGACAGATGCAGCAGCAAGATCGTGTTGTTGGTCCACCACCTTCTAAGAACTAAGGTAACAAATGTCAGCGGATATCGGCGGTCTTGTATCTTGGTGGAACGCCAACTGGGGCGGTTATGGAGGCATGTCTAACGATATTGCCTCTATTAGAAACCGTCTTGTCGGTGTTGGCTTTGCATCAACTTACGGACTCCAAGAACTGTGGAATCAATCACGACGTTTTAGAACTGGAGCTAAAAAGTGCTTTGTTCGCAACAGCGCTGTGCTCATGGCTGATCTGTCGTGGAAAATGATCTATGATATCGTTGCTGGAGATATGGTATTTTCTCCTACTGGTCCTGCAAGAATCGAAAGATTACATCAAACGACTCTAGGTGATAGAAAAATGTATGAGATGGAAGATGGCACGATTGAGTGGTCTTCCGAGCATATGTTTTGGATTAAAACAGAAAACCGCCAATGGTTTTGGACCATGAGTAGAAAAGATTTAGATCTTCAAATCATACTAATGAATTCGCCCAATTTGAAAAAAGATACAGTCTTATATGAAGGATTAGTAGATAAAGAAGAATCTTTCGCGCATGCAGGTGAAGTATGGAAAAAAAACAAACCTCAACCTTCTTCGATAACTGCATACAACTATCCTCTATATTCACCGATAACTGCAAATGGTGAACTCATAGTAGTAAACGGTTATCTTGTAGATGCAGCTTCAGACGAAACTAAACAAGACTATTCGTTACTTAACTGGGATCTAGCAGTTACGGAAGAAGTTAAAGAGGCTATGAACAACTTACCGATTAGTGTTGATTCTTATCATAAGCATAGGAAATCTGACAACTATACGCCTCCAGTGATTCCAGAAGATGCCAAAAACTTAATCAATCATGATCTATCTAGAATTACACAAGAAATATACGAGCAAACACAACAACTATCAGATGCAGATATTGCGTCATTGATTGCAAAGATTACAGAAAGATAAATGAATCTCTTTTATTATGATAAAGAAAACAACGTTTATGATACTCAGCTAGACGCTCTACGTTCTGGTAAAGAATGTATGTTTTACTTTCATGAAGACGTTTATGATAGAGTGGATTGGAGTCAAGAGCCAATAGAATCTCTTGACGAGTTATATAAACGTAGAGCTGAGTATATAAGGGATACGAATGAATATGTTATGTTATGCTATTCTGGAGGATCAGACTCGACTAAAGTTCTAGAATCGTTTTATTATAACAACATTCACATTGACGAAATTTTAGTGGTTGGCGCGTTTTCTCAAGATTCTCACTATGGTTCTGATGAAAACCATAACGGAGACATCTATCACAACGTATATCCAACTCTTAAAAAGTTGGATATCAGAAACACTAAAGTGACGGTTATTGACTATACGAAATGGTTTGATGATCCTAACAACTTTAGTTTGATTCGTCATTATGGTAAAGATTGGGCTAAACACATTGGAGTTTTTAGGAGCATTCATAACTTGTTTTGGTATGATCTATGTCGATTTTTACCTAATGATAAACAAACTGCATATGTTATGGGATCCGATAAAAACTGCATATCAAATGTAATAGATCTTGAAAAAACTGAAAGACCTTTCGTAAGTTTTAACGACATTCAATTCGCAGACTATGGTTGCAATTACAGAGACACAAATTACACTAGAGTTAACTTCCATAATGATACCGATAGGACTTCAATAGATTTGATTAGAAAACAAACTCATACGATGCTAAAGGTCTTAAAAACTTACGAAAGATTCAATCAAGAACAGGTATATTTTGCAAATCAAGATGAGATCTATAAAAAGGTGATTTACGATCTAAAGAACCCATTAACTTATCAATCCAAGAAGTCTACAATTTCGAGCTTGAGCGCTCGAGACAAGTTCATACTCAACTGGAAAAATGAGCCAATGTATGAGGTATTCCAACAGGGTCTGGCTACGATACGAGAACACAATGGACACGCCAATATGAAATACATCTTTACGGGAAAACCTTATTATTTGGCTTAGAAATAATGAAACTTTTTTATAAATAGATTCACGAAATGAGGATATCATAATGGAACATATTTACAGTGCAATTCAATCAGCTGCCGAGCAGGATGCCGCGGGATTTCGCGACGCGATCCACTCAGCGTTAGCTGACAAAATCAGCGATGCTCTCGAACTCAAGAAGATTTCGATTGCGTCATCAATGTTTGCAAGCCAAGACGCTTCAGCAGAAGTAGAGGAGACAGTATCAGATGAAGACCTTCAAGCAACTGCGTGAAGCTACTGCTGTTAAGAAGGATGAGAATCCTGAAGCAGCTGCCCTGAAGCCACGTGCGCAGGGTGAGCAAGATTTTGTTGACGCACATACTGTAGACTCAACAGACTATCCTGTAAAGGGAACTTCAGATAAGCTCAATGCCGGTGGCGCTGAAAAAACAATGCATCAGCCAGCGAATGGTGATCGCGGTCCGCTAAAGCAAGGAACTTCTGATCTTAAGGATCAGTCTGGTTTCAAAGGAAGCAAGACGCCATTAACTCGTGCTGATAAGACACAGGGTGACATGAAGCCAGTAAAGACTGCTGCTTCTTCAGTTAATGTTCCAGCTTTCCAAGAATCAGTTTTCGTTAATACGCCAATGATTAGCGAATCAGACGAAGATTCAATCATTGTAGAGTTGCTCAACGGTGATACAATCGAAATCAATGAAGATGTATATAACGGTCTTATTGATGTTTATGAGCAACTGAATACTGGCAATCGTGCGATGTTCAAGTCAGCCGTCAACGAAAGTGCAGATACATTCGAGAAGGTTCTCGATTTCGTATTCGAATCACTTGAGGGAGACGAATAATGGCACAAGGTATTGTTAACAAGCACGTTAAAGGTGGATGGTGCGTAGCCAAGTTCCATTCTACTGGTGCAGTTTATCTTAACAGCGCCAATCCTCTTCTTGGTGCTAACTCTGCTGGTGAGACTGTTACTCGCATGAACATTGTTTCTGCTGAGTGGTCAATCGGCAACAACGCATACTGGACGGTTCAACGCGGCGCTAATACAGTTCTAGTTCTATCTGACGGTCAACACGTTTTTGATTTTTCAGATTCGCGTCTTGTCGATAACTACGGTGGTGAACCACAGGCTAACGTCGTTATCACCAAAGTTGGTTCTGGACCTTCGACGCTTATTCTTAAGCTACACAAGGTAGCAACAATCACTGGAGGCTCGACCTACTAATGAAACTCATCTGCGAAGTCAACGAAAACCTTAGCATTATCACTGAGGCAAATGAATCAGGTGAGAAACAATATTTCCTAGAAGGTATCCTTATGCAAGGTAACTTGGGAAATAAAAACGGTCGCGTTTATCCAACAGAAACGCTAGCCAACGAAGTAGCTCGCTACAATCGCGAGTTCGTCGAGCAGAGCCGTGCATACGGTGAGCTAGGTCATCCACAAGGACCAACAATCAATCTCGAGCGTGTATCACACATGATTAAGTCGCTTCGCCAAGAAGGAGATAACTTCGTTGGTAAAGTGAAGATCATGGATACACCTTATGGCAATATCGTAAAGAATCTGATGAAAGAAGGAGCCAAGCTCGGTTTCTCCTCTCGTGGTATGGGCTCTCTGGTAAAGAGAAAAGACGGTCTGATGGAAGTTCAGAAAGATTTCCATCTCGCAACCGCCGCCGATATCGTAGCAGATCCTTCCGCTCCACACGCACTCGCGAACGGAATCATGGAAGGAAAGGAATGGGTTTGGGACAACGGCATCCTTATTGAAAAGGACGTCGCTCAAATTAAATCGGATATCAATGAGGGATATCGCACTAATCAGGATCGTGAAACGGTTCTGCTTAATGCTTTCAATAAATTCCTCAAAAATATCTAAAAAAATGGCGTCAATTTTATAAATAAACTAGAAGAATCTTCTATAACCCTGAGGGAGAATAATAATATGTCAGGTCAGGAATTAAACGTCGATCAGCTCGACGTGCAAGAAGCAAAAAAGGCGAGCTACGGCGTTAATGCTGAGGTCGCCGACGCAACTGGTGCTCAAGCAACGCCTCCAGGCGGAGCTGCCCAGAAAGGTGAAGTATCGGGACCAATGACTCAGGGTTCGGGTATCAAGCCTTATACAAAGGTTGGCATGATCAACTCGATGCTCGATTCACTCTCAGGAATGAAGAAGGCAGAAGTATCAGCCATGTACGACAAGTTCAAGGGTGACAAGACAAACCCAACACAGGGTTCATCTGTTAATCCAAAGGGTCGTGTTGCTGAAGAAAAGATCGCTCGTCTCTCAGCAGAAGACATCGACGTTTCGGACGACATCAAGGCAATCTTCTCTGGAACAGAAGTTTCAGAAGAGTTCATTTCAAAGGCAACAGAAGTTTATACAGCTGCTGTTCTCGCTAAGGTAAATGAGCAGCTCGAAGTTGTTGAATCAAAGTTCACTGATTCACTAACAGAAGAAACCGCCACGATTTCTGAAGAACTCGTTGAGCGTGTTGACACATACCTCGACTACGTTGTTGAGCAGTGGATGGAAACTAATTCCGTTGCTGTTGAGCGTGGTCTCAAGGCTGAAATCGTAGAGAACTTCATGCACGGACTGAAGGGTCTGTTCGAAGCTAACTACATCGACATTCCAGACGAAGCAGTTGACGTTGCTGAAGAACTCGCAGATCGTTGCGAAGCTCTTGAGTCAGCTATCAACGAAGAAATCGAAAAGAATGTTGAGCTTACAGCCCAGCTAAAAGAATTCGAACGCGAAATGGCGTTCGCTCAAGTTTCAGAAGGCCTGACAGATACGCAAGTAGCAAAACTGCAGTCACTTTCTGAAGCAGTTGACTTCGAAAGCGTTGATACGTATGCGAAGAAGATTGCTACACTTCGTGAGAGTTACTTCCCTTCAAAGTCCTCGGCCGGGATTTTGTCCGAAAGCGTAACACTCGATGAGGAACCAGTGGGTGACGGAGAAGTCACTGAAAAGCAGGTTCCAGTTGAAATGGCTGCTTATATGTCCGCGATCACTCGCGGTATCAAGAAGTAATTTTTAATCAAGGAGAATAACATGCAATCTCTGAATGAAACAGTTCAGAAAAAGTGGCAGCCAGTCCTGGAACATCCTGACCTGGCGCCAATTAAAGACGTTCATCGTCGTTCGGTAGTTGCTCAGCTCTTGGAAAACCAAGAGAAGGCAGCTCGTGAAGACGGTTTCGGTTCGGGCGGATATCGCGCTCCAGGCCTCCTGGGCGAAGCTGCTCCAATCAACTCAATGGGTTCTTCATCTTCGACAGCATCAGATGGTTCGATCGATACATTCGATCCAGTTCTCATCTCGCTCGTTCGTCGTTCGATGCCTAACCTCATCGCTTATGACATCTGCGGCGTTCAGCCAATGACAGGTCCAACTGGTTTGATTTTCGCGATGCGTTCGCGTTACTCAACTCAGACTGGCACAGAAGCTCTGTTCAACGAAGCTAACACAACCTTCTCTGGTTCAGCTGCTGGTAACACTGCTTCACGTCTCGTTGTTGGTAACACGACAACTGGTCGTACACAGTCGTCAAACGATCCAACAGATCGTACGTCAGCTGCTACGACCAGTTCGTATACCGTTTCAACTGGTATGACTCGTAACCAGGCAGAACGCCTCGGTGATACTGCTGGTAATGCGTTCCAGGAAATGGCATTCTCGATTGAGAAGGTTGCTGTTACTGCCGTTTCGCGTGCTCTGAAGGCAGAATACACGATGGAACTCGCTCAGGATCTTAAGGCTATTCATGGTCTGGATGCTGAAACAGAACTGTCAAACATCCTCGCTGCTGAAATCCTCTCGGAAATCAACCGCGAAGTAGTTCGTACGATCAACTACACAGCTTCGGCTGGTGCTACTGAGAACGTAACGACTTCAGGAACATTCAACCTCGACGTTGACTCAAACGGTCGCTGGATGGTTGAAAAGTTCAAGGGTCTTCTGTTCCAGATCGAACGCGAAGCTAACCAGATTGCCAAGGCAACCCGCCGTGGTAAGGGTAACGTCCTGATCTGCGGATCTGACGTTGCATCAGCTCTTCAGATGGCTGGCGTTCTGGATTACACTCCAGCTCTCGCTAACAACCTGAACGTTGACGACACTGGTAACACATTCGCTGGTGTTCTGAACGGACGTATCAAGGTCTACATTGACCCATACTTCGCTTCGACATCTGGTTCACAGTATTTCACACTCGGCTACAAAGGCTCTTCAGCTTTCGACGCTGGTCTGTTCTACTGCCCATACGTTCCTCTCCAGATGGTTCGCGCCGTTGGTCAGGATACGTTCCAGCCAAAGATCGGCTTCAAGACTCGTTACGGAATGGTTGCAAACCCATTCGCAACATCTTCAGCCGACGGTGCTATCGGTGCTCCAAACACCAAGGGTTACAACACCTACTATCGTTTCGTCAAGATCACAAACTTGATGTAATCGAAACCCTCCATGTGGGAGGGGTTAAAAAGACGGGTTCAAACCGCAAACTGGGGGATCTTTCGGGATCCCCCTTTTTTATTATAAATAGGCTTATGAAAACATTCTCTCAGTTCATTGCCGAAGCTCCCCTCATGTCCAAGATCGGGAGAAAGACAAAGTTTGCTCCAGAAACTGGCAAACATATGCCCGAGCATGAAGCGGGAAAGAAAGTTGCAAACATTGATAAAGAACATGCTTTGCATCACTACAAAGATTCTGGTCAAGATATCTACGTTGCTCGTCATAAGAAAACTGGCGTAGTTAACGCAACGATTGCTGGTAAGAGAAACTCTAAGTCCGGCACATATACAGTTCACACAGCAGACTCGACAGGACAGGGACCGAAGGTTCACAAAGTCTATCGCAAGATCATGCAGTCTGGACATTCACCAACAATCGTCGGTAAGTCACATTCTCCAGGCGGTCAGAAGATTTGGCAGAACCTATCGAAAGAGCGTGGTGTATCTGTTCATGGTTGGCATCACGGTAAAGCCCATAACGTCGATACACGAGACTCTGAAGATACGCACGTTCCAGATACAGAAGCTAAAGCTGGTCATCTTAAGAATGATCCTGCTGGCAAAACACAATACAAAATGAAGTTGATCGCTTCTCTTCACAAAAGAAAGACTGCTAAATAATGTCAGCAGAAGAGAACCAACCGAATAACATCAACTTCCTTGGTCAGAACGGTTTCCGTTTTGCAATCAAGAGACTTCCTACGGTCAACTACTTCTGTCAGAGCGTAACGATCCCTTCAGTCACGATGGGTGCTATTGATAGCCCAACACCGTTCTCAGTCGTGCCACGTCCTGGAGATCGTATCACATACGATCCTCTGACTATCACGTTTAAGGTTGATGAGAATCTTCAGAACTACTTCGAGATCCAGCGTTGGATCGAAGGTCTTGGGCATCCAGATGAACTCAAGCAAACAGCTGATCTGTCTCGTGAGATTCGTAACTCACAGATTGGTGGATCTGGAACAAGAATGCTTGGCTATTACACAACGTTCGTATCAGACGGCGTGCTTTCTATCTTGACAAGCAACAAGAACTTGAATAAGAATATCTTCTTCCAAGATATGTTTCCAATAAGCCTATCAGAGTTGCAGTTCGAGTCGACGAATATCTCAATCGAATACCTGCAGGCTACAGTTGTGTTCCGCTATCGTAAATACCAGTTAGAAGTATGACCCCTGTGTAACATAAGTCATTATAGCAATGTAACACGTTGTTGTCAAGACTAAAATCGTTCTTGACATGTAAATCAGGATATGATACTATTATAAAATGAAACTTGAAGAAATCTACGAAATGTGGGACAAAGACGCCAAGTATGATGATCTCAACTTGGACGCAGAGTCACTCAACATCTCATCCCTCCACGCCAAATATAATCGCCTTCTGTCTGAGACAAGGAGTCAACTTCGTGCATGCTTCATTCAGCGAAAAAGTAGGTCTAATCTTCTGCGGGATTATTATCTTGGCAATCTTAACAATCCCGACGACCTTGAGCGAATTGGTAGACCACCTTTTCTTCAAAAGGTTCTGAAGAACGAAGTTCAAGGCTATATCGACGCAGATGACGAGTTACTCAAACTCGAAACTCGCACAGCTATGCTTGAAGAGAAAGTCGATGTGATCGTCGAAATCATGAAGTGTATCCATAAACGTGGATACGATATCAAGTCCGCCATTGAGTGGAGAAAGTTCACTAATGGATTCTGACCTGAAGCTGACTAAGGTAAATGAAGCATGGATTCGCGTAGATGGTGACATGGGCATCGCTCGCGAGCTTGCAGAACATTTAACCTTTGAAGTTCCAGGCGCTAAGTTTTCACCGAAGTATAAAGCTCGCGTGTGGGATGGTAAGATCCGTCTGTTAAACTCACGCAACATGCAGACGTATGCGGGTCTTGTTCCTGAGATACAGAAGTTCTGTGAGGAACACGATTATAGTTTGGATATAGATCCAGAATTGAATATGACAGAGGAGTTCTCTCTTGTTGAAGCAAAAGATTTCGCAGACACCCTTAATCTACCATTTGTTCCTCACGATCATCAACTTAGGGCTATGGCTCTCGCTGTTCGCTCTAATCGGTGCGTTCTTATCAGTCCTACCGCATCAGGAAAGTCACTGATCGCTTATCTTCTAACGAGGTATTATCTTGAACAGCTTGAAGGTCGCGTTCTTATTCTTGTGCCAACTATCTCTCTTGTTCATCAGCTACGCTCTGATTTTGCCGATTATGGTTTCGACGTGGATACTTTCGTTCACACCGTCTTTGGAGGACAAGATAAGCAAACAAATAAACAAGTTGTCATCTCAACATGGCAATCGGTTTACGAACTTCCTAAGTCATATTTCGAATCGTTTGATGTGATCATTGGTGACGAAGCGCATCTGTTCAAGGCGCAGTCACTGACTAAGATCATGACCAATATGACTGATACAAAGTATCGTTTCGGTATGACAGGAACGTTGGATGGTAGTCAAGTAAATGAGTTAGTGCTTACGGGTCTATTTGGTGCAACTCATAAGGTCATCGACACGAAAGAGCTTATTGATACTGGCAAACTTGCTGCGATCAAAGTCAAAGTTCTTATGCTCATGCACCCTATGGAAGAGTGCAAGAAACTTGCTGGTGGATCTTATCAAGATGAAGTTGAGCATATTATTTCGTTTCCTCCTCGTAATAAGTTTATTCGTAACCTTACTGTATCCCTTAAAGGTAACACTCTAGTTCTCTATGCTTACGTCGAGAAGCACGGTCAAGTTCTCTACGATCTCATCAAAGACAAAGCTGGTGAACGTAAAGTCTTCTTCGTGCATGGGGGTGTGGATGGGGACGAGCGCGAAGAGATCCGTCACATCGTTGAGAAGGAGAACGATGCTATCATCGTCGCTTCTTACGGAACGTTCTCAACAGGCATAAATATCAAGAACCTTCATAACGTAGTTTTTGCAAGTCCAACTAAAAGCCGTATCAGAACTCTACAGTCTATCGGTCGTGGTCTTAGAACTGCTGAAGGCAAAGATGGTATGACGCTATTCGATATTGCTGACAATCTTTCAACGAGCAAAGATAAAAAGAACTACACACTAAACCATCTTATTGAACGAGTCAAGATGTATAGTAGTGAGGGATTCCCTTACGAATTACATACTATCAAGCTCAGGAGTGACAATGGACCACAGCGAAGTATACTTTTTGAAGATGAATAATGGTGACGATCTTCTCGTCCAACTTGTTGGTGACGAAGATGATTGCTTGTGGGTTACTCAACCATATCGTGTAGAACTCCTCCCCTCCGTCGAAGCAATGACAGTTACCACCTCCATCATGCGCTGGATTCCATTTGAAAGCCTAATGGAAGAAAAGGTTCGTATCAACAAAACAAATATCTTGACATACTTGATGGTAGATGATATAGTAGCTAATAAGTATCTTAACACAATTAGCGAACAAGCTCGAGAACAGCGTATCAAAGCTAGAGAGCGCCAAAGAGAATTAGTTAGACAATATGCAGCTATTGCGAATACATCAGGATCTTTTCACTAATGAATAAAGTAATCAAGCCAAAGTCCAAGAAGCATTACGTCAACAACAAAGACCTATATGCCGCGATGGTCGAGTATAAGAAACTCGTCAACGAAGCCAAGGATACTGGTAAGCAAAACCCTCGTATCCCGCACTATATCGGCGAGTCGATTATGAAGATCGCTACTCACCTTGCCTATCGTCCTAACTTTGCTAACTACACGTTCCGCGAAGAGATGATCTCGGATGGTATTGAAAACTGCTTGCTGTATATCAACAACTTCGATCCAGCTAAGTCACAGAATCCATTTGCATACTTTACGCAGATCATCTACTTCGCTTTCATTCGACGCATTCAAAAAGAGAAGAAGCATCTCTACACCAAGTATGCTGCTATCGAATACGCCAACATCATGGGTGAAACTTCTGAGTCGCAAGACGGTGATCGCAGTAACAACTACGATACAGATATCAAGTATGGTGAGTGGTCGAAGGAACAGATGGAGAAGTTCATGGGTGACTTTGAAGCCAGCAAAGGTATCAAGCGTGGTAGTAAGAAACTTGAGAAAGTTGAGAAGCCTGTAGAATGAAGATTGCTATCATCACTGATACACACTGGGGTGTGCGCAATGACCATCAAGCGTTTCTCGACAATAACAAGAAGTTTCTAGATGACACTTTCTTTCCGTTTATCGACTCTCATAGCATTGTCGACGTTATCCATCTTGGTGATCTGGTTGATCGTCGCAAATATCTCAACATCAATACGGCTAAACGCCTGCGTGACGATTTTATTGGACCACTACACGCAAGAGGCATCCGTGCCCATCTCACAATCGGAAACCACGACACGTATTACAAGAATACGAATTCCGTCAACTCCATTCGAGAGTTTTACAAAGACGACTTCACCATCTACGAACAAGCAACAACTGTAGAGTTCGACGGCGTTCCAATTCTACTCATGCCATGGATATGCGATGACAACAGAGACCACGCACTCGAATCAATCAGAACAACAAACGCCCAAATCTGCATGGGTCACCTTGAGCTCTCAGGTTTTGAAATGTATCGAGGTAGTCCTCTATCACATGGGGATGATCCTAGCCTTTTTAATCGGTTTGACTTGGTATGTAGCGGTCATTACCATAGGCGTTCTACTAGTGGGAACATTCATTATCTTGGTAGCCACGCTGAGTTTACTTGGAGCGACTACGACGATCCTAAAGGATTTCATATCTTGGATACGGAAACTCGTGAGCTCACGTTCATAGAGAATCCTTACAAGATGTTTCGTAAGCTGTGGTATAACGACAAAGACAAGAACACAGAAGAAGTTCTCGAGCGCGATTTTGCCAAGTATGCTGGTGCTTATGTCAAGTTGATTGTAACCAACAAAGACAATCCTTTCAACTTCGATCTGTTTACCAGCAAGCTATACGAGGCTGGTCCAATCGAAGTAACAATCGTTGAAGATCATCGCAATATGGACGCCATTAGCGAAGCGGATCTGGTAAACGAAACTGAAGATACACTAACCATTTTGTCCAAATATATTAAGACAATTGAGAGTAATGTTGATAACGAACGTCTTGACATTCTGATGCGTTCGCTATATAATGAAGCTCTTCAAATGGAAACATAATGATTCATTTCAAAAAGGTTCGCTGGAAGAACTTCCTCTCTACTGGCAACGCATTCACTGAAATTCTATTAGATAAGAACGACTCTACTCTCATCGTTGGCGAAAACGGTGCGGGTAAGTCTACTATGCTCGACGCACTGTGCTTTGGGCTTTATGGTAAGCCATTTCGTAAGATCAAGAAAGATCAGCTTATCAACTCTGTGAACGGTCGCGACGTATTGGTCGAGATAGAGTTTCACACACACGATCATCAATACACTATTAGACGCGGAATCAAGCCTGGTCTATTTGAAATTATAGAAGATGGTGTATTGCTTGACCAAGACGCAGCTGCGCGTGACTATCAGGAGATGCTTGAGAAACACATTCTCAAACTTAGCATGAAGTCATTCACGCAGATTGTGATCTTGGGTTCGTCGTCATTTGTTCCGTTCATGCAACTGACAACAAATGTTCGACGGGAAGTCATCGAGGATCTGTTAGATATCCGCGTCTTTTCCTCGATGGCTCTCCTTCTCAAAGATAGAGTTTCTGGTAATCGTCAAGCTCTTACACTAACTGAGCACGACATTACCAACACGACTAACAATATCAAGCTGCAGGAAAAGCTGCGCAACGACCTAGCACAAGAGAAGAGTGAGAAGATCGATGAGTATCTGGCTCGTATTGAAGACGCTCGCACATCCATCATGCGCAACGAAGCGGAAGCTACTACTATTGAAACTGAAATCAATGATCTTCTCGAACAAATCGAAGATAAAGATGCTGTAAGCTCACGCATTCAGAAGATTCTAAATCTGGAGTCGAATCTTGAGAAGAAGAAAGCAAACGCACGGAAGACCATTAAGTTCTACCACGACAATGACGAGTGCCCTACCTGCACACAGACAATCGACTCTGGCATCAAATGTGAAAAGATTGAAGAGAAGGAAAAAGTCGTATCTGAAGTGGACGATGCCTTGCAAACCCTGCAAAGTAACTTGGCAGAAGCTGAACTTCGACTCTCTGAAATCACGCGGATACAACGCGAAGTTAACTCACGGCAACATCTCCTTCGAGACGTTCAATCGACAATCAAGAGTTCACAGAAAGAAATCAGTCTTTGGGAAAAGGAAATCGACTCTGCGTCTAAGGGGTCTGTATCCTTTAACGAAGATACGATAACACAACTCAAAGAACAGTATGACTCTTTCTTGAACAAGAAGCAAGAGTATCTTGACGAACGTGAGATGTATGATCTAGCTACAGTTATCCTCCGTGATTCTGGTATCAAATCGCGTATCATTAAGCAGTATATACCAGTCATCAACACACTGGTAAACAAGTATCTTGCAGCTATGGACTTCTTTGTTAAGTTTGAGCTGAACGAACAGTTCGAAGAGAAGATCCTGTCGCGTCATCGTGACGACTTTACTTACGATAGCTTCTCTGAAGGTGAGAAGATGCGTATCGATCTGTCGCTGCTATTCACTTGGCGTTCTATCGCTCGCATGAAGAACAGCGCCCATACGAATCTGCTGATCCTTGACGAAGTGTTCGACGCATCGCTTGACGCCAATGGTTGCGATGAGTTTCTGAAGCTAATACATAGCTTAGAAAACTCCAACATCTTTGTTATCTCACACAAGGGTGATGTGCTGCACGATAAGTTCAGCAACACACTCCGCTTTAGAAAAGAAAAGAACTTCTCAAGGATTTCATCATGACTGAACTAATCAAAGGTAACGATCCACGTCTTAAACAGACTTGCCCAGAGTTTGATTTTGATAACGGATATGTAATGGAAGACGGAACGGTTCTTACTGCTAAATATCTGTTCGAGCTTCTTCGCAACACACTGGTCGCAAAAGGTGGAGTTGGCGTTTCCGCACCGCAGCTCGGTATCATGACTCGCGCTTTCGTTATCGGTAATCCATCTACACCAGATGAAATCATTGGCGTATTCAATCCACTGATTACGAGCTACGATGAAGAAACTGTTGTATATGAAGAAGGATGCTTGACATATCCAGGGCTATTCATCAAGATCAAGCGTCCTCGTGGTATTCGCGTTCGCTATCGTGGTTGGAACGGTGAAGCGGATACAGTTCGCTATGAAGGTTACACTGCTCGCGTGTTCCAGCATGAATACGATCATCTGAATGGTGTCACGTTCCAAGAACGTGCGAATCGCTATCACTTAGAACAAGCTCGTAACTTCAAAGCTAAAGCGGAAAAGCGTCTTGCGGATATCGAACGAAAAGTTGGATGAGATGTTTGATGCTGTAGGCGTGTGGAAACCAAAGCTCCACGAATGCCTACGCACAATGGGAACAGAACACCTGTTCGACCAACGCATGAAAGATATGTGGAAGCCAGAGTTTCCTACTATCAATTACTGTTACACAGTTTGCGAGTTTGTTTACTGGTATGTTTGCCAAGGCACAACAGCGTGGGATATCCGCACAACTGATATTCCAAGCACGCCAGGAATCAAGCATTGGTTCCTTCGACGCCAAGACGGAATGATTGTAGATTTAACTGCAGATCAGTTTGACAATCACGAAGAAATAAACTATAATGATTCTAAACGTTCGGGGTTCATTCAGTCAGGCTGCATAGGACCAAGCAAGCGAGCGAGATTTTTGGCTTCACTTATGGGATACGATGACGACTCTTGGAAACAACCAGTCAGCACCCTCTTTTGACGACTGGGTAAAGACACAAACATTCACCCCATATGATACAGAAACAGTTCGTCGCACTATCCACGACGAGCTGAAGTCGTTTGGTGAATTGCCGACAGAAGAATACATTCTGTGGCAAAAGTGGGAGGAGGTTAACAATCTCTATCCTATGGAAGAAAGCGTTCTGTTCGGCGAACCAGCCTACATGAACGCTAGACACGCCATTCTCATTCCGCAAGTGAAAGAGCTTATGTGGGATGGCGATAACATCGATGATCTCGAACCAGAGGTTATCTGGACTAATGATCCTGCGCACAAATCAATCAGGGATCATTGGACAGTGTTGCGTGTAATGATTCATTCACAGCAACATTCTGGTTCGATTGGTCGAGGAATGAACTTTATCATTCGTGACCGAAAGACCAAGAAGTATCTCGGTGTTATCGCCATTGCGTCAGACTTCCTCGATCTGGGTGCTCGTGACGAAAAGATTGGTTGGACTCGTGAGCAACGCACGCAGGAGCAGCGTATCAAGCACACTGCTGTTTGCTCGACGATCGTGCCAGTTCAACCGTTTGGTTATAACTTCCTCGGTGGTAAGCTGCTCGCGCTTCTGTGTCTGTCTGACGTAGTCCAGAACAAGTGGAAGGAACTCTACGGTTCTCGTCTTGTAGGATTGACCACGACTTCGCTCTATGGTAAAGACAAGGGCGGTCATGGAATGTCGCAGTATGATAATCTGAAGCATTGGAAGAAGATGGGATACTCACGCGGCGCTTCACCGTTGCGTATGTCAATCTCTACACGAGAGCTCGCGTATGCGTGGGCGCACACGAGCATCCCCGAAGACTACTATCACTATCTGGTTGAGAAAGGACCAGACGGTGAACCAGTCGTGCGTGATAGACTGAATCGCTTTCATCAGAAGATCTATCGTGCGCTGAAAATTCCTGGGAACGTATTCACAAGCGACCACGATCGCGGTATCTACTTCGCTTCGCTTTACACAAACGGATACGATTTCCTGCGTGACGATATCAAGGAAAAACAGTTAGTTCCTGCAGCAGATTTCAGCGTGGAATACCTGACGACTCTGTGGAAAAAGTATGCAAATCATCGCTATGCCAAACTGCAGGAAACTAGCCGCGTCAGCGACTCCATTCTCTATTATGACGACATGAGCTGGCTATCTTGGAGGGATGCGAGGGAAAAGTATCTAAAAGATGTAGGAAGGTAATAGAGTTTGTTACACACCCGTTTTTACACCCGAATACACCCGATTAACAGAATTTGATACAAAAAAGCCTCCAAAAGCCTAAAAAGATTCCCTAGTAATGTCAATGGCTTAGCTGTAAGCCCTTGCTGTTGCTAGGGTTTTTTTATGCCCAGCCCGCCTTGACAATCAGCGGCAAGTCATATACAATCATAATATAAGCTGAGTTGAAGGAAAACTGATATGAATATCCATGAAGCCCAAATGTATGTCAATCTTTGCTCGTCGGCTCTTGCTCACGGCTTCTTGACAGACCACAATGACTCGCGAGTTGCAGATCTCCAGAAGATTGCCATTGAGCGCCACTGCGGCAATGGATACTTCTCTTTCGACGGCATCCTCGACGATCTCGCTGATCTGACTGGTAGCGAAGACCTCGCTTCCGACATTCTCAACAACGCAGCCTAAGGAAAACTGATATGAAAATCGCATCTGATATGGAAGCCGCCATTCAAAAGTATCTTGACCATGTCAAGGCAGACTATGCTGGCTGGCACCGTCCCCGCGGCAATGATAGCATCCGTGACGAAATGGTTCGCGAGTTCGATGCTGGCATCAGCTACGAAATCCATCGCAAGTTTATCAAGGTGATCACGGGTCAGGCTGGCGGTAACACCAGCGTCCACTCGTTCATCATGCTGAACGACGATGCCCAGTTCAAGCGTGGCGACATTCTCAAAGCCGCGAGCTGGAAAGCTCCCGCCAAAAACTTCGCCCGTGGAAACGTGCTGAATGGCAAGTTGGATCGCGTCCGTTGGACGGGTGCGCTCTAAGGGGCTTGACAATCACCGCCAAAGTAGCTAGAATGGCAATATGATGAAAGGAAATATCATGGCTTATACGTTCGACGCCCAAATTGTTTCTGATCTCCATAAGGAAGCCCACGGCTGCCGTCCTAGCTCGTTCTGGTGGCAGTGCTGGAATGAATCTGGCGACGAAGAGCGCCAGCGCGAGTGGGACGATCTGCTGGACGTGGCTGATCGCCGTGCAGCGAGAGAGCACCAAGAGGAGCTCTTGGCTGCCGCTGAGTTCGAATGCGAACTGCATGAAATCATGAAGACTGGCAACGTCAGCCAAGCTGAAGCGCTGCGTTACATGACGCCAGTTGAGTTCGAGGATACAGATACGCTCACGGTCCAGGAAATTGAATTCTGGGTCTGGGGACGCGGCGTTCTGTTTACCGATATCGGTAAGTGGGCGGTCGAGGAACTGAAGAAAGATCTTGTGAAATGATCAAGAACTTTCTACTCACCGTGACTTTACTCAGCGGAGCTGTCCTCATCTCTATGGCTTATCAGTCATGGGAAGTCGGTTTCGGTGTGGCGGCGTTCGTTCTCTTTTGCAAGGTGAAGTGATATGGCTAGAAAACCAAAGACCACGATCAAGACGTTTTCAGCTTTCACGGAAGGTGGAGCTAGGAAACTGGCTTTGTTCTACCGCGATCGTTATGGCAAGAAACTGCTTACTAATCCCACGCTCAACGAAGCCACGACCATGTGGGAGTTCGACGTTGAATGGGTGCTTGACAATTGAACGCCATTGGAGTATCATTATTAAATAGTGATGGAGAGAGACATGGCTGACACGAAGATGGTAACTCCTGGCGCGCTCGACAAGCTTGCCAAGCTGCTTGCAGCAGAAAACATTATGATCGAACACAAGCCAATCAAGACGGCTTACTTCGACGTGAAGAATCGTGTCCTCGCTCTGCCGATGTGGAAGGAGATGACCGAGTCTCTGTATCACATGCTCGTTCTTCATGAAGTCGGTCACGCTTTGGATACTCCAGCTGAAGGTTGGAAAGGTTCCATCGACAAAGTGAAAGAAGAAGATGGTGGTCGCACAGCGCAGACGTTTCAAGGCTACTTGAATGTTGTGGAAGATGCCCGCATCGAGCGCAAGATCAAGAATAAGTTCCCTGGATCGCGCAAAGATTTCATCGACGGATACAACTGGTTGCACGATCAAGATTTCTTTGGTGTCAAAGCAAAAGACGTCGACGCGATGACGCTGATCGACCGCATCAACCTCTACTTCAAACTTGGCACGCGCATCCGTATCAACTTTACGGATGAAGAGCGTGCGTTCGTGCGTCGTGCTGAACAGACTATCACGTTCGATGACGTGATCAAGCTCGCTCAAGATATCCTCGCTTATGCCAAAGCGAAGAACGAAGAGGAAGAACAGCAGCAGACTACCGCCATGGAAGACATGATTGGCGATGAAGATTCTGATGAGTTTAGCCATGATGATTTCGACGCCAACGAGTCGCAAGACAACGACGGTGACGGTGATGAAGAATCAGAACAGCAAGAAGGTTCTGACGAAAATCAGGCGCAAGGCGGACAGAACGGTTCAGAAGGCGGTCGCAATCCTGAACCACTAGAACACGGTTCGCTCGACTCCATGACCGATCGCGCTATGAACGATCGTATGGAAGAACTGCTCGACGAGAAGCTGACTGGTCGCGAATTTCGCTATATCATGTTCCCTAAAGACCTCGCGTTTGAACCGTTCACTCACAGCTACAAAGAAGTTCTTGGTTGGGTTGAACGCGACTTCGCTCACGGTGGATCTGTCATGACTGGCTATCGCACTTTCCTGCTGAATAAGTTCCGCATGGAAAACAATGCAGCAATCAACTATATGGTCAAAGAGTTTGAGGTGAAGAAAGCTGCTATCGCTTACTCTCGCTCGAAGCAAGCTAAGACTGGCGTGATCGACACGAACAAGCTTCATAGCTATAAGTTCAACGACGATATCTTTAAGCGCCTTTCTATCGAACCGACTGGTAAGAATCACGGTGTTGTGTCGATCCTCGATATGTCTGGGTCGATGTCACCGAGCTATCGTGGTGCGATGGATCAGCTGATCTCTCTGGCTATGTTCTGTCGCCGTGTCGGTATCCCGCATCGCTTCTATGGATTCACTTCGGTCATACCTTACGATAAGAAGCGCAGGGATGTTCGCGAAGCACTGAAAGAAAAGATTGCAGCTCGCCTCAACAAGAACTTCGTTTTCCCTGCCGACGGTGACTGCGATTTGCTGGAGCTGTTCCATGAAGGAATGTCCCTGAAAGACTTCAACACGATGGTTGGCTCGTTGCTCGTTTCATCCACTCGTTATGGGAACGGACACTTTGTCGGCAATGCAACAGACGAGTATGTTGAAGCTCAAGGCTACACGACATCTTATAACATGATCTCGGCTAAGATGGGTCACCATGATATGGAATATTTCAAGTTGGGTGGAACTCCGCTCAACGATGCGATTCTCTTGTCTCGTGATCTGATGCGCAAGTTCCGCAAGGAAAAGAATATCCAGATCATGAACTATATCTGCATCACTGACGGTGAGAGCAATAACTCGACATATGTTACGAATCGTCGTGGATATGGTAATCAGCTGCTGGTTGATACATTCCCGAATTATTCTTCAAAAACTGTCACGAATATCTTTGTCGATGAAGAAACTCACATGCAGACGACTATCAACTTCAATGATGGTGGAATCGGTGTGACTGGTATGTTCGCTCGCATGGTGCGCGAGTCTGAGAATGCACGATTCATTGGCTTCTATATCGCAAACAGCTCATACGATATTCGCAATGCTATCTATCGCTATTTGCCTTACACTGAGCAAGACAAGGCTAAAAACTCTATGGCTAAGAGCGGTTCTATCGTTATTCCTAAGATGTTGAACTTCGAAGAGTTCTATCTGATTCGTGGCGGGAAAAACCTCGAAGCGCAGCAAGCCAAGTTCGAAGAAGCCAAGGATATGAAGAAAGGTCAGCTTGCAAAGGCGTTTATCTCGGCTCAGAACAAACGTGGAACTAGCCGCGTGATTCTTGGGCGGTTCATCGAGAAAATTGCTGCTTGACAACTGGAAGCCAATGTGCTAGAATATAAGTATGGTTGGAAGAGGAGACAAGGCTATGTTCAAGGTATCATACACAATCAAGGGCGAAGATAAGCTGTTGAGCGATCAATCAGCCACGTTTCGCTATATGAAAGATGCGTTTGTGTTCATGCGTGAGCTCCTGCTTCTTGGCGCAAAGCTGGTTGGCAAGCCGACCATTGAGAGACTTTGAGCTTGACAACTGAGTCAAGCCGTGATACAATATATTATATGATGAGGAAAGGTGATGGCAATGCTTAAGGCAGATCAGTTGAAGTTTCTTGAATTGGCTACGAAAGCCTTTGGTTCTGGTGCTACTGTAAGCAACAAAGATTTGCTCGCTTTGGCTGAAGCGAATGATATGCGTGGATCAGCTTCTAACTGGGTATTCCAGCCGACGTATCGTGCTGGTCGTGCGATGTATAGACTCCCGCATCATGAGACTGATGCGTCTAACCTTGCGGCTATGGCTGCTGATATTGTTCCGATCCGTAAAGATGCTCCTGTGGCTACCAAGAAGTTCGACCCGAATGCAGTTTCCGAACACGACTACGCCGCTGTTCCTGCGAAGGATAAGCACTACGTTCCGTTCGGTGAGTTCAAGATGATTGAGAAGATTGTTGCTTCTGGCAAGTTCTTTCCGCTGTTCATCTCTGGTCATTCTGGCAACGGCAAGACGTTCATGGTCGAGCAAGTGTGTGCCAAAGTGAAGCGCCCAATGATCCGCGTTCAGATGTCTCGCGAAACTGACGAGGATGATCTGATCGGTGGTTTCCGCCTGATCGACGGTGAAACTAAGTTCATGAAGGGTCCAGTGCTTCGCGCGATGGAACTCGGTGCGTTGCTTCTCATCGACGAAGCTGACCGTGCTGATCCAGGCAAGGCTATGTGTTTGCAGGGTATTCTCGAAGGTAAGCCTTACTTCATGAAGAAGACGGGTGAAATCGTTACTCCCGCTGAAGGTTTCAACGTGATCGTTACCGCCAACACGAAGGGTCGTGGTTCTGACGACGGTCGTTATGTCGCTGCAACTATGCTTGACGATGCTTGGCTCGAGCGTTTCCCGATCACTATCGAGCAGGAATATCCTACTCCTGCTATCGAGAAAAAGATCTTGACAAACTACCTCAGTGATGATACACTTACTGAAGATGATAAATCACTGATTGAGCACCTCACGGTCTGGTCAGAGATTATCCGCAAGACTTTTAGCGAAGGCGCGATTGACGAGCTTATCTCTACTCGTCGCCTTGTTCACATTGCACAGACGTATCGCATGATCGGCGATCGCATGAAAGCTATCCGCCTGTGCATCAATCGTTTTGACGAAGAGACAAAGACTGCGTTCCTTGATCTCTATGCGAAGGTTGATCCTACGATCAATCCCGTCACCGAAGCTCCTGCGACAGAAGTCGCGTCGGAGAAGACTCAGGAAGTGTCCTTCTGAGTCTAAACTAAACCCAACTCAAATGGAGTATGTATAATATGTCTAAGATTGATTCTGTCCTCACCGCTCTCCAGAATGGTGAAGAACTCACCGCTGCTCAGATCTCCTCGCGTTTCCGCGCTGGCAATCCGCACGATGTTGTTCGCGCTCTCCGCGAGCGTGGTCATGCTGTTTACCTGAACGAGCGCACAAACTCGAAGGGTGAGATCACGATGAAGTATCGTCTCGGCACGCCTTCACGCGCAATGGTTGCTGCTGCTTACGCAGTTCTCGGCACCTCGGCTTTCTCGCACGCAGCGTGACTATATAAGGGAGGGGGAGCAATTCCCCTCCCTATCTTTTAATGGAGTTATAATTGGCTACTGATAATCGTGAACCTTGGGAGCATCTCAAGGGTATTTCTGTCACTGTTCGCAATAATGATGTGAACGGTGCTTTACGCATTTTGAAGAAGAAAGTTCAGCGTGAAAACCTTCTGCGTGATCTCTCTGAACGTGAACACTTTACGAAACCTTCCATCAAGCGCCGACTGAAGAAACAGCAAGCTGTTATTCGCTGGAAGAAAAAGCAAGCAGAGATTGCCGAATCTCTCTGACTTCTTGCTATATAATAACATCATAACATTTTGGAGTCGTCATGGCATCAATGGAAATTTCAGTATCAGTTGAAGAACTACGCAAAAAGAAGATCTTCGTAGCAACCCCAATGTATGGTGGTGCTTGCGGTGGTCAATATACCAAGTCATCGGTTGACCTCGCGCAACTTGCAACGCACTATGGTATGGACGTTCGGTTCTTCTATCTCTTCAATGAATCGCTAATCACTCGCGCTCGTAACTATCTGGTTGACGAGTTCTTGCGTTCTGATTGCACACATCTTATGTTCATCGATTCCGATATCGGTTTCGATCCGAACGACGTTATCGCTCTCTCTGTTATCGCAGCTGAAGGTTCCGACAAGCATATCGTTTGCGGTCCTTATCCTAAGAAGTGCATTGCTTGGGAAAAGATCAAGCGAGCAGTCGATAAGGGTTTTGCTGACAAGAATCCAGAGAATCTGGAACGCTATGTTGGTGACTACGTCTTCAATCCAAAGGAAGGCACTGGTTCAATCGCTCTCGATGAACCCGTCGAAGTTCTCGAAGGTGGCACTGGTTTCATG